GTGATGAGGATGTCGTCGCCGGCGGCGGTTGATGAGGATGTCGTCGCCGGAGAGGGCGTCGCGCGTAGTCTCGGTCGGAACCGGGGCCGCACCTTCGCCGTAGCCGATCGCGCCCTGGCCAAAGATGTAGGTCGTATAGACCCCGTTGTTGACCGGGCAGCCGTCATCGACGATGACCCGCTTCCCCAGGTAGGTCGGGATCTCGATACTCCCGGTGCTGTCCTTGGTGAAATCGATCAGGTCCTGCCGTGCGAGGTCGGCCTCCACGGCCGAGTGCATCATGAACCCGGTCAGCTTGCTCTTCGCGTCGCCGAGGCACTGGATCGCGAGGATCGTGTTGTCGGCACTGATCCGGTCGTCCGTGTCGTAGACGTTCGCCGCCATGCTCGGCGCTGCGAAAACGCCCGTGAGGATTGAGAGCAGAGTCGCCTGCATACGGCGAGCCCAGTAACCGGCGACCATCTGGCCGATCGTGGCCATCGGGTCGTCGCCGCTGAGGGCCTTGGCGAGGTCGTTCACGCTCCATGCTTTCCCACGCATGAGGAGCGCGGCGATGTCCTGGCCGGAGGTGATCCGCTCGACGTCGAGCGCGGCAATGTCCGAGAGGACCTCGTCGTCGCCGTCCAGGTCGTTCCAGAACGGCATGTTGATGAGCCGCCCCCCTGATGCTGCGAGGCTGTTCAGTTCATCACTGGTCGCTACGATCCCGCTCTGGTAGAGCGCGGAGAGTTCTGCGGTCTGCTGGACCACATACGGGTTGAATACTTCCGGGACAATGACGTCCGCTACTGTGGTTTTCGGCATGTGTTAGAAACTCCTTATTTCACCCCTGCCTCGGCCTTGAGTCTGGCAGCGGAGTCAGGGTCATTGCGAAGGATCTCCCCCTGCTTTGTCAGGTTGAAGGTCTCCTTCTTCCATGGGTTCTCCTGCGCCCGCGGGGGCTTCCCGGTACCTTCCGGCGTCCTCCCCTTCAGATCAACCCCGAACAGGAAGGGGTCGCTCTTCTTGAGCGCGGTGACCTGCTCGTCGAACCCGAGCAGATTCTCCCCGTCGAGTGAGATCTTCGACGCATCCAGCAGCGCCACGACCGCCTTGACATTCCTGGCGTCGGCTTTGGCGACCGCCCGCTCGACCGCGAAGGCGAACCGCTGATCCTTGAGCTGCTTCTCGTGGTCCTCCGCGGCCTGCTTGTTCTTGGCCTGGAGGTCGGCGATCTGCGCTTTCAGGACCTCGTTGTCCTTTGCCCCGGTTTTCAGGTCCGCGAGTTGAGTGTCCCGCTCGTCGACCTGCTCTTTGTAGCGGTTCCGCTCGGCGATTACCTCGTCGAGGCGGCGTTTCGGGACCATCGGGTCGTTGGAGTCCACGATAGTGACCTCCGTGTCCCCGAGCTTTTCCTTGACCTGCTTGTAGAGGTCGTCTCCCAGTATGTCTTTCAGGGTTTTAGGCATCTGCTGGCTCCTTTCCGCTGTTTCGCTTTTTTACGTGGTCGCGCCCACGAAAACAGGCCCGATCACGCCTCGGGCATGGCGATACAGTAGAATAGGTTCCAGAATTGAAAAAGAGGGTTGATATAGACTATTTAGACTGTATAGACTGTTTAGACTACTTGCGCACCATCAATCGTCATCGAGGCCATCTCGATCTCGGTGTTCCCTCCGCGAACGCTCTTCGCTGTGAAGATAGCATGCACATCGTATCCTCTCCCATCGGCCGTCCGGTATACCGTCCCCCCGATCCGGTAGACCCGGGTATCATCGCCGATTTTCCCTGGAGTCCCGAACCGGAGGTCGTGGTCCTCGACATCCGGCAGGAGTTTGTATCCGATGTGCTGCTCGGCGTACTTGACTGTGTCCTCCTTCACCCACTGTTCTTCGGCATATGTCGACGTGCAGCCGGCGGCCATCGTGATTGCCAGCAACAGGGGCAACATGATCCATGTGGTCTTCTTCATGACCCTACCTCAATGACCATTACGCACCGGCAGTTTATATCGTCTTCGGGCTCTCCTAGAGCCCCGGGATGCGGTCCGGTCCCGCCGGTGAGGTCGTTCACGAAATCCTCGTCGAAGGGGATGGCATTCTCCTTGCCGTACTTCTGGCCCATATGGCGGTGCCCTGACCGCACCCGTTCATCTGCGCTATCCTTCCACCACTTCCTGACCTCGATCCCCTGGTCAGCAGCACGATCAAGCGACGCCTTTTTCCCTGCCTCCATGCACCGATGCGCCTCGGTCCGGACGATGCGGGTCGCCTTGCCGGCATCGATCTCCAGCGAGTTCTGGAGTCGGCCGGCGATGTCCCGGTAGCGGTCACCTCTGACCAGCCCCCGGGTCATCTCCTGCCGGATTGTGGTGATCGTCTCGTAGCGCCGGACCGCTAGCCGCTCGTTCAGGGTGAGCCCGCTGATGGGGTTCTGCAGGATCTCGCTGACGATCTCAGGTTTCAGAATCGCTCTGATCTTGCGGCCGGCAGCCTCCTCCAGCGCCCCCCGGGAGCCCTCGAAGGAGGTAGTGACGGTCTTCCGGAGCCCGGTCCGGATCTCGCCCGCGACGAGCCCGGAGTACTTCCGAGTGATCTCCTCGATATCTGCGTTCAGGGTGTCGATGCGCCCATACCGCACCATCTGGGAGTAGGTCAGGGTCCCATCGGCGAGCGAGTAGCGATCGTACGTCCGCTGGAGGACCGCCCGGATCTCTCGGAGCATCTGCCCGTACTGCCGGCCGACATCCTGCTCGGCAACCCGGGTTAGTCTGACCATCTGCTTGTCGAGCCTAAGAAACGCCTTTTCCATGGTCCTCGACCTTCACTGTGAACACTGTTGCAGAGACCTCGAATGAGGCATGACAGGCGCGACACTCACAGACGATCCCTGCGCCCTCGAGGGTCACCCCGTCGTCGGCGAGCGTTGAGTCTACCCAGTCATCGAGGAGCCAGAGCGCGGCGCTCCCGCACTCCGGGCAGACGATCTTCACGCACCCGCCTCCATCGCCCGACGGGTCAGCCAGGCATAGAACCGCTCATGCCAGAAGGGAACGTCAACCTCATCGCCGAACCAGCGCCACACTGCCCACAGGAGCCGCTGCCACGGGGTCTGCCAGGTGCCCGCGAGCGGGACCATATCATCGGCCGGCTGCCCGACCGCGTGCAGGAGTTCGTGCCAGACCCGCATCACCAGGACGTTGTCGGAGTCGATTGCTCTGACACGGATGCTTGCCCGCATCGGGGCCGCGAGGCCAACCGCCCGTGCCGGGATCTCGTCGTCGAAGATGTAGACGGTGCCCGGACGGACCGGGAACGGGAACCCCCGGTCGACCTCTCCGGTGCCGATGGTTACGTCCGGCGTCCCGGTGCAGGCTGAGAACTCGAACCAGGGAGGGATCCGGAGCAGGATGACCGGCAGGAGCCGGTCCCGGAGCGCCTCGGTCTTGAAGAAGAGGGTGAAGTGGGGCATGATTACACCCCCGCTTCCGGCTGCTCGCCCTCACTCTTCTGCTCGTCGCCCTCCTGCAGGTACCTGGAGAGATCTACCTTGCTCTCCTGCTCGGACTGCAGCCGCGTCATCTCGGCCTGCGCATCATCCACCCAGGGGTGGTGGGCGACGATGGTCTCCTGCGAGATTATCCCCATGCTCGAGGTGGCGATCTGGGTGAGTTCGAGGTCGTGGATCAGGAGGGTCTTGGTGTACGCGATCTTCACGGCGGTCGGGTCAAACAGCCCGGCACCCTTGATCTCCAGGTATCGGGCCACGAACCAGCAGACCCGTTTGATCGCGACGCTGAACCGGCGGGCCATAATGTTGCTCTTCAGGTCCAGGAGGCCGTAGAGGAACTTCAGGGCTACCCCGCTGGAGGCGTTCCCGAACTTATCGCTCTTGGGGTTGACTCCCTGCCCGAAGAGAAAGATGTTTTCTTCCAGTCGGTCGAGCGTGGAGTCGATTGCCGTGATCGGAGGATCGGAGGTAAGTGTCTCAACCCCGGCGCCAGCGTCGGGGTCCACCTGGATTGCCCGGTAATGTCGGAGGTTCTGCAGGAATTCGGTGAGGGACTGCCCCCCGTAACCCTTCAAGACGAAGATGAGCTTCTGGATGTCGGTCAGGTCGTTGGCTAGGTCAGAGACGACGATGTCGTAGACGTCGACCACCTCCTTGTAGTATTTCAGGTCGCTGTATCGTTCCTCGCTGTTCGGGAACTCGACGAACGGCACTTTCCCCCACGAACCCCACGACCTGTTGACCTCGAAATGACCCTCGGTCTTCTCTAGCCGATAGGG